CCAATCAAGGAGCAATAGAGCAAGAGCAGGGCAAGGGTCAACAATCAACAGGAGGACAGTAACATGGCAGAAGATACGACAAAAGGATCAACGAAGCAAATTGCAAAGAATGTCTTGAGTGAGACCACCAATGAAAAGGTGACACAACTCAGGCATGTTCCTTATAAGGGCGAGAAGTTGACTCCTTCAAAGCGCAAGGATCATCTCTATGATCCAAACCAAGCCTATACTGCACGTAACGGCAGACCACTATAACTCATTTAGAAAAGGAAAACACACAACATGGCAGATTTTGCGTATTATAAGACAAATGTTCCAGTGAAGTCAGGTTCCGTCGCTCAGTCCATCGTCGTCGGTGTCGTCTCATCGCTCGGCGCACCACAGACCGGGTTGTCCAATGCAACCGCTGGTATTCTCTGCACCTATCAGACCTCGCGCGGCGTAGCCAACGCACTCAGCTTGTCCAGCCTGGCAGCCGTCACGTCCCCTTGGAACGGAGCGGGTGTCTATGTAGGATTTATTGAATTGTCCTCAACTCTCTCACCAGGCAAGTATCGTTTGGACCTTCCAAACGCAGTATTCGCTGGCACGGATTCAGTTGAAGTGACCATTTTCAAGTCCACTGCATTCCACGGTTCAGTCACGATTCCAACCCCAACCTATTACATTGACAACAGTGGTTCCGCTGCTGAAGCAAAGATTGACATTATCGATACCATTCAGGATGGTAATAAGGTCACGATTGACGCGATTGCAGCCGGTGTGCCATTCTTGGACGTGGCAAATTCCAATACAAGTATCACAACCCATTAATCCATAGCAGAATTCCCCTCTGGTGCAATGCCAGGGGGGACCTGTTCCTATGTTACAAATTTTGGAGGAACAATACAATGTCCGAAACATTTGCACCAGAACAAACAGATATCACTCCCTCAAGTCCTGCTCCCGTTGTTGAATCAAATCTTGCACCAAGCAATGACCTCAATGCTCCTGGCGCCGGTGAACACTCCCCTGCATTGATGCAACGACCGGATTGGGTTCCTGAGAAGTTTTTCAAAGATGGAGTCATCAATTACAAAGATTTAGCACAGTCCTATAAGGAACTGGAAAAGGGTCATTCACAAACACCTGCTGCCAAGGGAGAGGGTGCCACACAAGAACAACAACCAATCCAGCAGGCACCGTTAGACATCCCCACGGTTCCTGGCGTTGAAGCCGAACGCATCAATTTTTTCACGCAGGAAATCACCACTCAAGGTAAACTTTCAGATACCAGTTATTCTGAACTTGACGCCTTGGGATATCCAAAAGCAGTCGTGGATGTCTATGTGGCAGGATTGATGAAAGATGTTGCAGTCCAAGACGCCATTGACTACACACGACAAGCTGATGCACAAATTGCCGACGTCAAGGCGAGTATTGGAGGAGAAGCCGTTCTCCAAGATATGTTGCAGTGGGCAAAAGTCAATCTCAGTGACCCTGATAAGAAGGTCTATGATGCCGCAGTCAATTCCGGTGATGCTGCTCGCATGAAGATGGCAGTCAACGGATTGCATAGTCGTTTCATTAGTCAACATGGTCGTGACCCCCAGTATGTGAATGTTGGGGGCAATAGACTCCCAGGTGCCTCAGCAGCGGAACCATTCAATAATTCAGCAGAAGTCGCCGCAGCAATGGCAAAACCACAATATAAAACAGATGCGAATTATCGCGCACAAGTTGCAGAACGATTGCGTGTCTCAGATGTGTTCTCAAGTTCACGCGACACCTCTACCATTCAGCGTCTATGACGGAGTAATTACCTGAAAAGGTAGTTATGATCTGGAAACGGATGCCGTGGTTCCTCCCCACGGTGTCCGTCAAGGATGGAGATAATAATGGATTTTATGAAATCAGCAGGTGGGATTCTCGCAACCATTGCTCCTACCATTGCTTCCGCTCTTGGCGGTCCATTAGCAGGAATGGCAACGACCGCTGTTATAGGTGCGCTTGGATTGACTCCTGAAACTTCTCCAACAGATGTTCTCAAAGCAGTCTCTCAAGCCACTCCTGACCAATTATTGAAACTGAAAGCGATTGAACACCAATTCATCCTTGATCTCAAGACACTTGATATCAATATTGCCAAATTACAATATGAAGATACCGCAAATGCACGTAATCGGGAGATACAGACGCGGGACTGGACACCCAGGATTCTAGCAAGTCTTATTGTCGGTCTCTATATTGGGGTGCAGATTGCGGTGTTTAGTATCGTGGTTGATCCGTCCATGCGTGATTTCGTCATGCGTTCAATGGGAACCTTAGATGCGGCATTGGGATTGGTGTTGGGGTATTACTTTGGGAGTTCTGTGGGGTCTGCACACAAAACCGAGCAACTCTCAACGGTGCTCAACAATAAGAAATAAAGTTCCCCACTATTTGATAAAAGAATACGGTCTTGTGTCATATAACCCTCTTTTTCTGCAACTTTGCCGTGGTGCGCCACGATAACACTGTGGATGAAAAGGTGTCAAGGTTATGGTTTTACTGTGTTAAAAATTCGCTAGTTTTCTAAGGAGTTTATATGTCTAATGCAACAGTTTCGCGTGTAGGTCAAGTAAATGCTTCTGGTGGGTCACTCACTAATGATACCGCATTGTTCCTGAAGGTATTTACAGGAGAAGTGTTGGAAGCATTCAAGGAAGTCAATGTGGCTATGGAGCGTTCTATCGTTCGCACCATTTCTAGTGGTAAGAGCGCACAGTTCCCTGCTACTTGGAAGGCAGTCGCACAGTTTCACACTCCTGGTGCTGAAATTGTTGGTCAGGCGATCAATCATAACGAACGTATCATCAACATTGATGCGCTCTTGCTTGCTGATGCCTTTGTTGCCAACATTGATGAAGCGATGAACCACTATGATGTGCGTTCAATCTACAAGAACCAACTGGGCTACGCCTTGGCGAATGCTTCAGATAAGTTCTTGCTTCAGTTGATGGTGCTTGCGGCTCGCGCCTCAGCAACGGTCAGCGGTGGATTCGGTGGGACTGAATTGTCCAACGTGGACTATGACAATTCCCCAAACACCTTGGCAACTGGATTGTTTGATGCGGCTACCGCATTGGACGAAAAGGATGTGCCTGATGATGGTTTCCGCACCGGTTTCTTCCGTTCAGACCTGTATCACATGTTGGTGCAGTCTGATCGTGCAGTCAATCGTGACTGGAACGCACAAGATGCAAACGGTTCTTACAAGTCTGGAAAGATCATGGAAATCTGTGGTATCCAGATTGTCAAGAGCAACCATGTTCCTCACACGAACTTGTCAGCAATCACCGTGCCTCTCTGTGATTCCACAACCACGAACAACACCTATGAAGGTGACTTCTCGGATATTGTTGGAGTTGTGACTCACAAGAGCGCAGTCGGAACAGTCAAGTTGTTGGACCTCACAACTGAGATTCAGTATGACGTTCGCCGCCAGGGAACGCTCATGGTCGCAAAGATGGCAGTTGGACATGGAATTCTACGCCCAGAAAGCGCAGTATCCTTGGACATTACGCCTTAAGTAAGTGAAAGATTAGGGGAGTTTGGGTAACACCAGACTCCCCTTTTTTTCCTTTTTAGAAAGAGGACCCATGGCTACACAAGAACGGATGACGACAGAACTCGGAGCAGTAAATGCTATGCTGGCAGCAGTCGGTGAAGCACCATTGAACACGTTAGTTGGAAATTTTCCAGCGGGTATTCAAATCGCCATTGACCTCCTACGCCAAACCTCACGTCAGATTCAATCAGTGGGTTGGAATTTCAATACCGAAGATGATTTTGAATTATCCATCAACCAATCAGGTGAAGTGGAACTTCCAGGTAACACGCTTGATGTGGATTTAACGATTGAAAGTGGTGAAATTGACATCGTTCAACGTGGCTTACGACTCTATGACAAGCAGAATCACACCTATACATTTACGGTAGCACCGCGCTGCACACTCATCACCATGTTGCCGTGGGATGAACTCAACCAACCCGCACGACAATATATCATGACCCGCGCAGCCCGAATCTATCAGGATCAAACGGTAGGTTCCGGAGATCACCACGTATTCAGTATGCAGGACGAACAAGTTGCCTACCAAGTTCTCCAGGGGTCGAACGCAGAGAACGAGGATGCGACAATTTGGGATTCGTGGGACGTTGCCTCAATAGTCCGACGCAAAAGACCACAAACCATATCTTTTTAGGTGATCAATGCACCAAAAAGAGGAACATTCTTAAGACTCAGATCGCCAACTTCTAAGAGGATACTCCCATGAGCTTGATCTCGGATTCTATTCCAAATTTGATACAGGGAATTTCGC